GGTGGTTGAGCACAAGAAAGTGGAGACTGCCTGCTTTAATGTCCACACTCGTGTGCTGACCCTGCCGATGTGGGAGAAGGCAAGTAGCACCGTCTATGACCTTCTGGTGGGTCACGAGGTCGGTCATGCTCTCTACACTCCTGATGAGAACTGGTTGGAAACTTGTAAGGTTCCTCCACAGTTTGTGAATGTGGTGGAAGACGTTCGCATTGAGAAATTGATGAAGCGTCGTTATGCTGGTCTCTCCAAGACCTTCTACAAAGGATATGAGGAGCTTGCTGAGCAAGATTTCTTCCAACTTGAGGATGAAGATATTACTACCTATAATCTTGCAGATAAAGTCAATCTATATTACAAGATTGGGAACTTCGTGAATGTTCCTTTTGATGATTTTGATGAGATGCCCATCGTTCGTATGATTGGTGAGTGTGAAACTTTCTCCGATGTTCTGATTGCCGCAGAGTTCCTCTATAAGTTTTGCAAGAAAAAGCAAGAAGAAGAAATGAAGACTCCGATGGATGATTTGGAGTCTCAGTCTTCTGGTTCTAATCAAGGTGCTTCTGATTTCTCTGATCAACCTGAGGGTGAGAATGAGGGTGAACAGGAGCAACCTGCCGAATCTGACTCTTATGGCGGCACTTCTGAGCAGGAGAAACAACCCACTTCTATGGGTGGTCAAACCAATGAAGAGCCTGAAGTCAAAACTATGGAATCGCTTGAGGAAGCACTCAAGGACCTGATTGATCATAATGGTATTGAGAATGTTTATTTGGAACTTCCTAAACTTGACCTGAATAAAATTATTGTTCCTAACTCCGAGATCCACGACAAGTGTAAAGAATACTGGGGTTCTTGGATGGAAGAACATGAATATACCACCGAAGAAATCTTTGGTGAAGTTGATAAGAAGTTCTTGGAATTCAAGCGTTCTGCTCAGAAAGAAGTCAACTATCTGGTCAAAGAGTTTGAGTGTCGCAAAGCAGCAGACTCCTATGCTCGTGCTACTACTTCTCGCACTGGCGTGTTGGACTGCTCCAAACTCCACACCTACAAGTACAATGAAGACCTCTTCAAGAAAGTTACTACCCTTGCTGACGGCAAGAATCACGGTCTGGTGTTTATTCTTGACTGGTCTGGATCTATGGGTGATGTGATGTTGGATACTGTCAAGCAGCTCTTCAACCTTGTGTGGTTCTGTAAGAAAGTTTCTATTCCTTTTGAGGTATATGCTTTCACCAGCGACTATCCTTTGGTTTCTTACAGTGAAGATGGTAAGGCAGACATTCGTGAACTTGCTTATACTAAGAAAGATGGTCTGGTTCAGGTTGGTGAGTGGTTCTCTTTGATGAATATGCTCACCAGCAAGACCAATGGTAAAACTCTGGAAGAACAGATGAAGAACCTGTTCCGTCTTGCTTCTTCTTTCCGTTATAACTGCTATGTTCGATATCCTGTTCCTTATGGCATGAGTCTTTCTGGCACTCCTCTGAATGAGACTCTGATTGCTCTCCACCAAATTCTTCCCAAGTTCCAGAAGGAGAACAAACTGCAGAAAGTTCAGTGTGTTGTTCTAACTGATGGTGAGGCAGCAATGTGTAAGTATCATCGTGAAGTCCACCGTCGCTTTGACGATGAACCTTATATTGGCACCTCTAATATCTATGGTAACTCCTATCTGCGTGACCGTAACACTGGTATGACCTACTCTCTTGACTGTGAGTGGTATGAGTTTACTGATATTCTTCTTCGCAACCTCCGCGACAAGTTCAAAGATATCAACTTTATTGGTATTAGAGTTCTTGAGTCTCGTGATGCTGGTTCCTTTATCCGTCGTTATTGTGGATACTTTGGTCCTGAGCACGATAAGACCATGAGCATTTGGCGTAAGGAAAAGGCATTTACCATCAAGAAGTCTGGATACAATGCCTACTTTGGTATTTCTGCTAATGCTCTCGCTCAGGACACTGAGTTTGAGGTGAAGGAAGATGCTACTAAGACTCAGATCAAATCTGCTTTTGTTAAGAGTCTCAAATCTAAAAAGATGAACAAGAAAATCCTTGGAGAGTTTGTGGAACTTGTTGCCTGATAAATATCTAAAAGTATTCTATAAAAGCAATGTCTAGATTTGGAGATCTAATCGGAGGTAAGGCACCAGCACCCGCTCCTGCACCTGCTCCCGAACCAGTAGTAGAACCTGTAGTTGAGGAAGCACCTGCTCCCGAACCTGTAGTTGAGGAAGCACCTGCTCCCGAACCAGCACCATTATCAAATAATTCTTCAAGAAAACTTCGTAGAAGAAGTTCCAAGTAGTAGGACAATTTTCAAACCGTCCACTGGGGGTCTTCGAACCCCCTTTTTTCTTGTATAATAACTTCAGTTGAAAACACAAACGACATCATGACCATCTCCGCCGACTACATCCGCACTTCGCTCCAAGCAGTGTACGGCGAGTCTGTGACTGCCGCCGACATTCGTGCTTGGTGTGCTATGAATGGTTCTAACTACCAGACTGTTACTAAGAAAATCGATCAGTTCAAGACTGGTCGTGGTAAGTGGAATCTGACTATTCAAGAGGCACGAGAGCAACTTGAAGAGACTGTAAAGGCACCTGCTGCCATCCCTGCTGTTGAGCAAAACCTTATCCCTGAGAAAGATGATACCTTCGTCAAGTTTGGTAACTTTGGTGATATTCGCAAGATTATTGAGTCCCGTCTTTTCTATCCTACTTTCATCACTGGACTTTCTGGTAACGGTAAAACGTTCGGTGTGGAGCAAGCTTGTGCTCAACTGAAGCGTGAACTGATTCGTGTAAATATTACGATTGAGACTGATGAAGACGATCTTATTGGCGGTTTTCGCCTTGTGGATGGGAACACTGCTTGGCATAATGGACCTGTCATTGAAGCACTCGAACGAGGGGCAGTTCTGCTACTCGATGAAATTGACCTTGCTTCTAACAAAATTCTCTGCCTCCAATCCATCCTTGAAGGTAAGGGCGTGTTTCTGAAGAAGATTGGTAAGTGGGTCAAGCCTGCTGCTGGTTTCAATGTCATCGCTACTGCTAACACCAAAGGTAAAGGTTCTGATGATGGTCGCTTCATCGGTACTAACGTTCTGAATGAGGCGTTTCTTGAGCGTTTTCCTGTCACCTTTGAGCAGGAGTATCCCACCCCCAAAACCGAGCAGAAGATCCTTGAGGGAGTTGCACTCGGTCTGGGTGTTACCGATGCTGACTTCTGTAAGCGTCTGACTGACTGGGCAGACATCATCCGTAAGACCTTCTACGATGGTGGCATTGAAGAGATCATCTCTACTCGTCGCCTGGTTCATATCATCCGTGCTTATAGCATCTTCGGTGACAAGGCGAAGGCAATCCAAGTTTGTGTCAACCGCTTTGATGATGAAACCAAGCAAGCATTCCTTGAACTCTATGATAAAGTGGATGCTGACTTCCAACTTCCTACTGAAGAAGTTGCGCCCGAAGCACCTTTCTGATATAATTGGGGGAGGTAAAAATCTGCCTCCCCTATGAGTGATTCAAATTTTACTTTTAATATGACTAACATGATTCCAAGTTCTCCAGCAACTCCTTGGAAGTATAACGAAGAAGAGATCGTTAAAGAACTTCTTGAATACATCCGTGGAACTTACACTCAGCACTATTCTGCTGGTGATCAAAAAATTCAAACGCTTGATTTGATTGAAGCATGTGGCGATGGTGAGGCATTCTGTCGCAGCAATATTCTCAAGTATGCCTCTCGTTACGATAAGAAAGGCACTGCCCGTCGTGACATCATGAAGATTCTGCACTATGCAGTTCTCCTCATGAACTACAACGATAAAAACGCCGTCCGTGAAACCTACAACCAATGAGCAACATGAAACTCTCTGACAACACCCTGACTATTCTGAAGAACTTTGCGGGTATCAACAACTCTATTCTTGTAAAAGAGGGAAATAAACTTCGCACCATTTCTGTTGCCAAGAACATCCTGGCAGAAGCAGACATCAAGGAAGAGTTCCCGCGTGACTTTGCCATCTATGACCTCAATCAGTTTCTGAATGGTCTTAGTCTGCACCAGGATCCTGACCTTGATTTTAAAGAGGATTCTTATCTCAGTATTAAGGAAGGTAAGCGCCGTGTGAAGTATTTCTTTGCTGACCCTAATGTTATTATTTCTCCCCCAGAGAAAGAAATCAATCTTCCTTCTCAAGATGTTTGCTTCCAACTGGATAGCACTTCTCTGGAGAAACTGGTGAAGGCAGCAGCAGTCTATCAACTGCCTGACTTGTCTGCTGTTGGTGAAGCAGGTGTCATCAAACTGGTGGTCCGCGACAAGAAGAACGATACTTCTAACGAGTATGCCATCGTTGTGGGTGAGACCGACCAAGAGTTTACTTTCAACTTCAAGGTAGAAAACATCAAGATTATTCCTGGTGCCTATGATGTTGTTGTCTCCTCCAAGCTGCTCTCTCAGTTTACCAACACCAAATACAACCTCACTTACTACATCGCTCTGGAACCTGATTCCACTTTCGGTTGATGAGACACATTCTCTTTACCTTAAAAGGTTGTAATACAGAACTTCTCAACGATGAAAGTTTTGTAAGAGACACTGTATATCAAGCATCAGTAAAATGTAAGTCAACTCTGCTAGCACTTCATTCTCACAAGTTCGATCCTCAGGGAGTAACTTGTGTGGCACTGCTGGCAGAGAGCCACATCAGTATTCACACTTGGCCTGAGAAGGGTATGGCAGTATGCGATATCTTCACTTGTGGAGATCATACAAAACCTAGAAAAGGTGTGGAATACATGAAGATGATGTTTAATGCCGAGAGCATTATTAGTAAATCATTTACAAGACCGCTAGAATGAAAGACTGGAGCACTATTTTTAATAACCTGTCTGACGAAGAAAAAAACAAGATTGCTATTCTTCGAGTGATTGAATGTAGCAACGGCGTTGTTCAGCATATGTTCCGTGCCAATGATGAGGATGCTTTGTCCATCGAAGAAACCCGAGATGCGATGAAGTTTTCTATGGGATGTATGAAAACTATGTCCATTCCTCTCAAAAGTCATACAGTTACATTTTCAGAAGAAACTGCCTCTGTTATGCGTGAAGTTCGTGAACTTTACATTAGTGGGTTTAAAAATGGAAACCAAGAAGATTTAGAAGAATTCATGAGGGCTTCAAAGGCAAACATAAATGCTGTTGGACGAAAGAGAATTTTGGAAGCAAGACAAATTGTTTTTGATGAGGTTGACGATATTCCACCCTGTGCGCTAGACTGGGGACTAGGATACATCTTCAGTCTCGTTGGTTGGTATCGATGAACATCTTTGTCACAAATCCTTTTCCTGCTGAAAGTGCTATCTGTCTTCCTGACAAACACATTGTCAAGATGCCGCTTGAGTGCTGCCAAATGCTTAGCATTATTGCTTCTCCCTGGTATCATGATTATGGGTCTCTTCCCAAACAAGACGGCACTGCCTACAAGACAGAAAAGGGAGCATTCCGAAACCACCCATGCACTAAATGGGCGGCGGAGACGGTGGATAATGCCTACTGGCTCATCAAGTGGGGATTGAACTTGTGTCAAGAGTATAGTTTGCGCTATAATAAGACCCACTCCTGTGAGGGGACATTAACTCATGCTTACTATCTTTTTCCTAAGGGTAGGTTGGATGAAGTGACTCCCTTCGCACGGGCGATGCCTGAGGAATATAAGTTTGATACTAGTATTTCTACTTTTGACGCATACAAGATGTATATCGCATCCAAACCTTGGGTGAAGGACAACTATCTTCGTATGCCCCAACGTAAACCAGAATGGGTATGAAACTGATTGATAAAAAGGACTCTCGGTATTTTACTGAGTCGTCCAAAGACCCATACATCCGCCACCGTTATAAGTTGGTGGATGCTCATGGTGATTTTGTAATTTTTGATAACTGGGAAGACACCCAGATGATGTGGTGGAATACTCCATCGCAGTTTTTGTCTCACATTGAGGTTCTTGATAATGAGTGATTTTATTTGGGTTGAGAAATATCGCCCTAAAACAATTAAAGATTGTATTCTCCCAGAAGCAACTAAAAAAACCTTCCAGGAGTTTCTAAATAAGGGCGAAATCCCTAATATGCTGTTAGCAGGTCCTCCTGGTATCGGCAAAACTACAGTTGCTAAGGCACTGTGTAATGAACTTGGAGCAGATGTATATGTCATCAACGGATCCGACGAAGGTCGATTCTTGGATACTGTCCGAAACAATGCGAAGAACTTCGCTTCGACCGTCTCACTTACGGCAGATGCTAAACACAAAGTCATCATCATTGATGAGGCAGATAACACATCCAACGACGTACAACTCCTCCTACGGGCGTTTATTGA